AGAATTTTCTGCCGTTCTTCTTTGCTCAAGTCTTTGCCTTGGTCAACTTCGTAATGGCATTTCAGGCATAAAGCAGCCACTTGATTGTCATCAGCTTTGATGCCTCTACCTTTGCCGCTGCCCCAGTTTGTGTGTGCAGCTTGCACCATATGCCCTGAACCGCAGGCTTGGCAATCAAGACTTGCCACCATCTTCAGCAGTTTTTTGCTTCTGACGTATTCGTGTTTTGTTCTCAATTATTGTCTCCATTGTGGAAAACCTGTGCATATTGGCGCATTCCAGCCTGCGTCTGCGTGTGTTACCTGTGGATATTCTTGTTTCTTTGACTATTGTCCATGTCCCACATTCGGGGCATCTCATGACTTAGCAAATTGCCCGTAAAACTTGTTTGCCCCATTTTTGTAAGCAAGTGCGGCATCTTCTATGTTGTCATACACACCCAAAGAAATGTTTTTGCCATTAACCATAATCGCTGATTTCCACTTATTTTTGACAAAGCAAACGCCTTTGTAACCAGACTTATTAGTTGTTCGCTTTGGTGAATTGTGAATGTTTTGGCTTTGTGTGGCCTCTCTTAAATTTTCAATTTTATTGTTTAAGCTGTTGCCATCTGCATGGTCAATATATTTAGGTATATACCCATAATGATACAAAAATATAATTTGATGCAAGTAATATGTTTTCTTATTAATACTAATTTTTTTATATTTTCTGCCATTACAAATTGTTTCCCAACCCGCAATACTTCCTTTTTTTTCACCGCCTGATGATTGCAGGCGAAATAAGTTTCCATCTTCATAACTATATAAACTTTGGATATTTGTGCTCATTGGTGTGCCCTATCTTGAAGTCTATTGGTTGCTTCTCTAGTTCTAAATATCTCAACATCTAACCTTGCCGCTTCAATCTCCCAGCGCAAGGTTTCTTCTTTTTCGATTGCTGCGGCTAAACCTTTCAGTAATTGCAAATATGCTGGGTCTGCATACGCCTCTCTTTCCTGTGCATTTGCCGCCTCATAACCCATTTCTAATGCGTTTTTCATCAGCAAAGCCTTTTTGGATTTTCTGAATTCATCAAGGTAAACCCTTTGTGCTTTGGCTTCACCGTAAGCTGGGGCTTTGTCTCTAATCGTTTGGGCTGCTTCTTCGGGTTTCATTTTGCCTCCATGATTGCTACATCCACACCAGTCACCGCCGAATAAACCTTTTTTAGGTTCAGTTCAACCACTTGCGTATCGTCAAGGTAAACCGTGCCATTCATTGCATCCAAAAATGCTTTTGCAATATTGTCAATGTCGGGCTTCTTTGCAGGCCGTTCTGCGCCGCTTAAACACGCCTCTAAGCGCTTTTTTGAGTACGACTGAGGTACTGGTAGCCTGATATACAAAAACACGCTTACGGGCGCTTCTAGTGGCTTTTGTGAACCCATTGCTTTGCTGGCATACGCCTGAATTGCAGTTTCGTAATCAAGGGTGGCTTGGTCGGTGTAAACCTTGGTGAACTTTCCATGTCGGGAAAACCTCGGTCTGCCTTTGCCCTTTGGTTCAAGCGGCACATCAAAGACTATTGACATCATGTCGTTGCCTCTGCATCTCTGCAATCAAGGTATCTAGACCAGCCTGCCCACGCCGCTTTTTTATTCCCTCCTTCACACCCAGCCACCAAGCCTGTGCTTGCTGTTTCCCCGTTTCCTTCACTTTCAATCGGTATCGGCGTATCCACTCTTTCGCTTCCGTCTTGCGCAAGGTCTCCTGAATTTCTAAGCGCCCTGTTGATGTCAGCAAGGCTAAATTCTTGGCCTTCCCGTCTTCGGTCAAGTAAAGATTTGTGGTCATACATCAAAACACCTCATCATCTTGCCAGTGCTGAACCGGTGGCTGCTTAAATGTTGCCGCCGCAATATCTCTTGCGGTAGCTGGCTTTTTGTCTGACCATTGGTGCTTTGAGCATTTTGGGGCTTCAATCTTTACCGACCAAAGGTTTTGGCAACCGGGCACTGTGCATTTGAGTTTTTCTAGTTCGTCCATTTAGCCCTCATTTCTTTGAGTTTCCTTCTAGCCTCGGCAACCACTTCAGGGTCAACGGGTTTTGGGTTGTATTCAAGCTGAACTTGATTTGTCGGTATGTTTGGCCCTGCATTGCAAAACTCCCGAAAAGTGATTGCGCTTGGCGGGAATTCACCCTTGAGTCGGTCAATGGCGTAATCCATGCTGGGTCGATAAGTTAAAAACCGCCCAAGCTGCTGTTTCCATTCTTGCCGCACCAGCTCGAGGTCTACCCCTTCCCAATGCCGTAAAAAGGCTGCACCGTAAATTGCACTCATGCGACCAAAGATGTAATCCAGCCCTTCGTCTTGGGTGCAATCATTTTGCGAGTAATTTGACATTGCTTTGTCCTCCAAGTAATCCACGGGTTAACCCATGCAGCACCGTTGCATTACGCTGCCCTGATTTTGTCAAGCCATTGCTTGTTTGTTTATCAGCAACCCAGTCTGCCTTAAAACCCTTCCAGCCCCTAGCCACACATTCGCTTAGTGCTTGCTCAAGTGTCCACCCTGCTTTTTCAGCCTCGTTAGCAATTCGGGTTATCGCAGTTTGGGTGATTGAGGCTTTATTGGCTTTTCGATGGGAAACAAAGTCTTGCCAAACAGATTGTGAAACGCCTTCAGGCGTTGTATTTATATTGGTTACTGGTTTATGGTTATTGGTTATTGGTTTATGGTTAGGTGGCGGTTCGTTAACGCTTGGTTCACGGTTCGTGCTCTTTTCCCTACGCTTCGTTTCTCTTTCTATAGCGATTCGTTTGTTTGTATCTGCCTTAGCATGGTATTCAAGCAACTCTTGCAGGATTCTGTCTTGCACATAGCAGCCATCTTTATCAAGCGTGAAAAACCTTGATAAAACAAACTTTACGGCCTCAACCTCTGATTCTGTTGATGCCCAAGTCCATTCAAGTGCTTGCTCTAATGTAGGGAATACCTCACGGTCATAGCACGAATCAATGAGAAGCGTGTACGAACCGTGCTGAAGCATAGTTAGCCGACCAGCTTTCTTTGCATAGTCGCCAAGATTTCGTTTGTAATAGTGCATCAAGGCCGCCAGTCTGCAAAGCCATGCACTTGCAAAACAAGGAATCTTTCGGTCTGGCAGTTTTTTGCAAGCCGAGTTGCTTCTTTAAGTGCTGCATCAAATGAGTCTTGGTAACAGGTAAACCTGAACGACTTGGTTGATCTGGCTTGCCGCATAACGACAAACTTCAAAGCTATATTTTCAAGGGGAATTTCGCCAATGAGTTTTGGCTTTTTGAGGGTGAGTGTTGCCACGATTTAACCTTACTGATGTCGGTTGCTGATACTTAAACACTGGCGGCAGGACGGTATCAGAATCGTCTTTTCGGGAGCTACCCTAGCCGTGTTTGATGCAATTTTACTCTAAAAACCATTCAGGGCGCAACAACTTCAGTTGCCAGACCCGAGCCTGTGGCACTTCCTTCCACTGGCAGACGGCGGCAGGACTGATGCCCAGCATCTTTGCAAGCTCACGCTGTGAGCCTGCCAACTGAATAAACTGTTCTTTTGTCATTGCGGCATTTTAAGCTGACTTACTTAGAAAAAGCCTATTTCCCACTAAAGTTAAGGGGAATTAATTTACCTGTTTACATTTTAGTTTAGCTAGGTTAATATTCGTTCATGCCCTAGCAATTCCGCAAGGGGTCTTTAAGGAAATCAAAATGAAAGTTACTCAATTTACTGCCTACACAGACATTGTGATTGTTGGCCAAAACTTTGAAATGGCTGATTACAGCAACCCAAAAGGTTACGTTTACGGTTTTTCTGCTTACGTCCGCGCCGTTTCTGAGTGTGGCAACACCCGCATCAAGCACGTTGTTTCTGACCGCTGGGAGGCAGAAGCTATGGCAAAGGCAGAAGCTCAAGCCGCCGCTTTAAACGCCCGTTTAACTTTGGGCAAGTTGCCTGTGGGCTTTGATTCTTGGGAGGCTGGTCGTGCCGTCTACGGTTCTGATGCATATGAGGCTTATGGTCAAGCTGACGACCTGGCTTTGGAACGCAACGAAGAATTTGCATATTGATTAACCAACGGGGCTTCGGCCCCATCAAAGGAAAACAATGTTTGAAATTGAAAAGTACACCAAACCAACCAACTGGGCAAATGTTGCCCTTTGGGTTGTATCCGTTGCTGCCCTTGTGGTGGTTGCCTTAGACATTCTTTACTGGAGGGCTTAATTATGTATGACGGTGAAGAAGGCGATTTCTGTGAATGGATTGACTCAGTTGGCGAGGTCACAGTCCAGTGGACTTGGTGTGCTGGCGATGACTGGGAACTTGACGGGTTCTTTGATGTTTTTGTTTTTCAAGGCAAAAACGACATCACCTACGACATTCCAAAAGATGAACTGGCTTGGCTAGAAGAACAAGTACCTATCTACGCTGGGTACGAGCCACCAAGCCGCCAGCGTGTCAGTCAAGTTATCAATGCGTATTACAACAAAACTTTTTAAAGGGAAAATCATGGAAACACCTATCGGAAAAAATATCGCTTCGGCATTTGTCAAGGCGCAACGAGCCTTTGGTCCTGCTTTAAAGACCTCAACAAACCCGCATTTTCGTAGCAAATATGCTGACCTATCCAACTGCATTGAGGCTGTCATTGATGCCTTGAATGCCAATGGCATCGGTCTCATGCAGCGCACCTACGAATCAAAAGACGGGGTGATGGTGGAAACAATTTTTGTCCACGAATCGGGCGAGGTTATGGAGTGTGGTTTGCTTCATGTTCCAGCCGCCAAGCAAGACCCGCAGGGTTATGGCTCTGCCCTGACTTATGCCAGGCGCTACAGCCTGCTGGCTGCCACAGGTTTGGCGCCGGAAGATGACGATGGCAATAGCGCCAGCCGCCGCACCGAAATCAAGTCTACAGTGGATGAGCACAAGATTGCTGACTTGTTGGCTGCGATGGATGAAGTCACCACACTTAAAGAACTTCAGGAAACCTACAAAGCAGCCTACAAAGCCACCAATGGCGAGCAAGCATGGCAGACCAAGGTCATCGCCAAAAAAGATGCTAAAAAATCTCAACTGGAGGGTGCATGAAACGCGAAATATCACTTGACACTTTGGTAATGGCAAAACAAGCCATTGATGAACTTTTGCAATTTCATTTGACTACAGTCGTAAAAGATCAAGCTGTTTTTAGCATGACTTCTGATATGCGAAAACGTGCCTACAAAGCCTCAAGCGAAATTGATTTGGCAACTTTCATTCTTTTAAAACAAAACTTGGAGATCACAAATGGAGCAAGGAACGATTGAATGGTTTGCCGCCCGATGCGGCAAAGTCACCGCCAGCAGGGTGGCAGACATCATCGCCAAAACCAAGACTGGTTTCAGCACCAGCAGAGATAATTACATGGCGCAACTTGTGTGCGAAAGGATGACTGGCAAGCCTGCCGAGTCATTCAGCAACTCATCCATGCAATGGGGTACAGATACCGAACCATTTGCCCGAGCCGCTTATGAGGCCAAGGTTGACATTTTAGTATCTGAGGTAGGGTTCATTACCCACCCATCTATCACGATGTCTGGTGCGTCTCCTGATGGCTTGGCGGGGGATGGTTTGGTGGAAATCAAATGCCCAAACACCGCAACTCACATCGCAATTC